GTGTAGCGGGGGCACGATCAGCGCTATGGTGAGCATATCGTCCGTGTAGAGCGGGAAGCCATCCTCATCGGCGCGCGCACCATCGCTCGCCGGCACGAATGCCCGGAACGTGAACTCGATCCCCTCGCGGATCGACAGGTGCTGCGTGATGTGGTAGCCAGGCCCTTCTACATCGACCATGACAACTCCCCGATCGGGCTGGCGCCAGGTGCGAAGGCATCGAACTCGAAGTCCGGCACGCTGAAGTCATCCAGCTTGGTTTGAATGCTCATCTTGCTCGACATGCAGTTGTAGAGCGTGAGCGAAAATAGATTCCCCAGGTAGGGGATGATCATATCGAACTGGAAGAGCGGCGCCTGGCCCATGAGCAGATTCTGAATCTGCATCTTCTTTTGCAGCGCCGTTGCGGACGCGGTGTAGTTGAAATCGAAGTAATACTCGACTCCAACATCCGCGGTCGCAAACTGGTAGCTGCCAGAAGCGACGGTGTACTGGCGCGTCGCGGGCGAGGTTGCGACGCGCGTCAAGGGCAGGTTGGCGCTGTCACGCACGCCAAGGTTGTAGCCAAACGCTGCGCCCGTTGGCAGGGCGGATGCGTAGGTGGTGACGGGCACCACGGGACCGCCGCCGGATGGAACGATGATGCCTGTCTGATCGTAGTAATTGGCATAGATGCCGGAGACCAGGTTGGCATTCTGCCCGAAGAACAGGGCATTCCAGAGCGCGCCGTGCACCTGCGCGTTCTTAATCTTCACCGTCATCTTTTGCTTGCCACGGCCGATGGCGATCGCGAATGCGTTGGAGCCATAGAGCTGCTTCACCTCGGCGGAGAAGTCGAGCCCCACGTCCTGCATCTGCGCGATGAGAATCGGCGAGGGGTTGGTGATCTGATTCCCGAACGCATCCTGCAACGGGGTGAGCCAACCTACGCCGGGCCCGAAGAAAAATTGCGGGTTCACAATGACCTCCGCCGGTTCTGTTCCGGCATCCATCGTGTAGAAAGCCGAATCAAACGTGACGACACCGCTGTCAAGCGACCATGGTGCGCCCACCTGTTGCGTCTCCCGTTACTGTGTCTGCGCAAGATTGGAGGCGAGTGTCTGGTAGCGCACCTGATAGCGCATCTCACAGACGACGGCATCCAGATCCGCCAGCTCAAAATCCCACTTGGTGCCGAGCTCGATGATTCTCGCGACGAGTCCACCGAGTGTCGTGTCCTGCATGATCGCGGCGTGCGCCGCCTGCGCGATCGCATCCGCCACCTGGTCGGGTATGTCCCCGCGGGCGATCACGATCACCTTGAATGTGAAGTCACGCTGCGTGATCGCCTGAGTCGCCGGAAGCCCCGCGGGGCCGCCGCGCAGCATCACGGCCTCCTGCTCAGGTAGCAGCACCATCACGACGCCTTGCTCGCGCGTCACCGCTGCCTGACGCGAACGGTAGAAACTCGCGTTGGCAACGTTGCCGAGCAGCAGCGCGAGCTCCTCGAGAATCTCCTCGCGCCCGGTCAATTGACTGCCTCGAGCCGCGCCTCCTGAAAGAGTCCATCCTCAATCAAGAGAATCTCCTTGACGCGATAGAAGCCATCGTAGAGCGCCTGATAGGTGCCCTCGATCTCGATCTGACTGAGATAGGCAAGTCCCTGCAGATCCTGCGTCCGATAGAGCATGCGGTATTCGGTGCTCTGCACGCGGCCGGCGAGCAATGTCGAATCCGGCGCATCGAAGATCACCTGAGCGCTTTGCACGTTGCCGACACCCGTCGGTGAGCCATCCATGCTCGGCCGGCTCTGATCAAAGCGGATGGTCGCTGAATCTACCGTCCACTGCGCAGCCGTCGTCCAATAGGCAGTGACGCCGAGATCCTCGAGAAAGGCCGACAGATCCTCCTCGAGCACTGCCCTACTCGTTCAGCTATCAATCGGCCGCGCCGCTGTTCCAGTTCGCGCGTGTCACGGCGACCGCCGAGAACTGCGCCGCCGTGAAGCCCGTCAACGTGCCCACGATACCGAGATAACGCGCAGCTGCATTGCGCGCATTGATCGCAAGGGCATAGATGCCCGCGGCGGTGATCGTAAAGAGGCTGCCGCGGGGATCCGGATCGTTCGAGGGCGAGGCGCCGGTGTTCGCAGCGCTCTCGGAAACCTGCAGCGAAAGCGTGCCGGTGCCGGTGACCGATGCCACATCGACCACGATGAGTACATCCCCGTCGAGATTCGAAAGATCGGTCCAATTGCCAGAAGCAGTCGAGCAAGCGGCGCTCGAGGTATGGCTGCCCGAAGGCACGAGCTCCACTGGCACGCAGTCGTCAAGGCGTCGGGCATCCATCTGAAGGGATCTCCTGTGTGTGAAAATCAGGAGGGGCGGATCGCCCGCCCCTCATGTCGCGCGCTTCAAACGAGCGGGGAGGTTTTTCAGTCCTCCTCTTCGCCTTCGCCGGGGTGCACCTGCAGATCAGGAATCTTGCCCTGCTCATAGTTGCCGCCGGTCTCACCATCGGCCATGCCGCCTGAGTCGCGCGGCGTGGGGTATTCGGCCGGATCGATCGAGGGCCGCGGATTGTTCACCTCCTCGAAGGCGGGCGGCTCTGCGGTGATATTGCCGGCTCCCGCCTCGAGCGCTGCTTCCTTGGCGCTGAGGCCTGCGGCCTTCTTCGGATGAACCCAGCCCACGCGGGCCGGCTTGTCGTAGTTGCTGCTCACGTTGAATGCTCCTTGGGAAAATGGTTCCTGGTTTGGGGGTTGCGGACCTACTTGCCGCCCTTGCCGGTCTGCGCCTGGGAGAGCAGCGCTTGCACCTGCGAGAGTGCCTGCTGGGCAGCCTGGGCTGCCTGCTGGGCAGCAGCTGCGGCTTCCTGGGCCTTGCCAACAGCATCGGCAAGGTCACCTCCGGCCGCATTCGACTCGAGCCGCTTGCGCTCTCGCTCGGCGACCTCCTGGCGCTCCTTCAGCTCCTTGCGCGGGGCACTCAGCTCCTCCTCGCTCGGAGGCTGGCCGTGCATGAATGCCACGACCTTGCCGCTGTGGGAGAGCTCGCGTGCGGTGCCGGCCGGCAGCTGCACCACCTCGCCGGGCTGCACCGGCTTGGGGCGACCCTCGACGAAAAATCCGGACTTCGCGAATGCGTGAACCCGCCGGCGCGGATCCTGGCCGCCCTGCATCGTCTGCGTTTCCATTGTCATCGCCATGAACTCCTGATGGGGGATCTGTGGGAAAGGATCGCCTGATAGATCTTCAGGTGATCGAGGTTGTGACGTAGAAGGCGCCGGGGTAGCGCACCTGCACGTCCACCGTCATGATCGCGCGGATGCCGATCACGCCGGCCTGGAAGTTCGCGTAGGGGTTCACCTCGACCTCGAGCACGCCCCACTCACCGACCACCACCTGGGCCCAATCACCAAAGATCATGTCCCCGGAGGGGATCTGGTTGGAGGCGAGGGCCGGATAGCCGACCATCATTCCGTCCCAGATCGAGCCGTACCAAAGAGGGCTGTAGGTGTTGGAGAACTCGTTGCGTGCCCGCAGCAGCTCCGAGACGCTGAAAGGCGCCGCCCAGCCACCACGCACCGGCACGACGTTCGCCGCACCGACGGTGCCCTGAGCGGTGAGCAGGCCCGCAAGGCCCAGCGTCGCGCCGGTGCCCGTGCCAACGCCCGTGAGGCCCACGATGCCGTGAGGCTGACCGGAGCTGCCCGTGCCATTGATCACCGCCGCATCGACCGCGATGCCGACGATCGCCGCCAGGTCCGCATTGACGATGCCCTCGATGTCGGGCGAGGACTGCAGGAGCAGCAGGCGGCTGATCTGCGTATACCCACCCACCGTGTGAGGGCTGAAAGCGAGCTGACCGAACACCGGATCGGACTCGGTGAGGGTTGCCTCTTCCGTCGCGAACCAGTATGCGGTCGCAGCGCCAGTCTGCTTCGGAATGGACACGTTGCCGACGAGACCCGAGAGCACCGTTGCTCCCAGCCGGAAGGCGACGGTGCGATTGCGCAGCAGCTCGATGAAGGAGAGGTTGATCGTCTCCACCAGGTAGCCGCCGGCCGTCGTGGTGCCAACCACCGTGTCGCGAGTCAGATACCCATTCGGGTTACCCAGGCCCGAGATCGAGGGCAAGCCCGAACGCACGAGCGGATTGGCCTGCGCGCCGAACATGTTGTATCGCGGGTCCGCGTGAGCTGCGATCGCCGCTGCCGGGATCTCGCGATTCTGAATGTCATACGGCATGAAGAACCGCATGTCATCCGGGGTCTTGTTGAGACGCTTCGCGATCTCCTGGCTGCACTCGAGCTCGAATTGCGCCCGGCTCCAGTTCTTGTCGCAGATCGCGCGAATCGCCTTGAGCAGCGAATAACGCTTCACCTCACGCTTGGTGAGGCCGAGATCCGCAACGGACTTGGTGGGAGCCTCCTTCGAGCGCTTCTCCTGAATGCGCAGGATCTCTTCGGAGACCGTGCGCAATTCGGTGCCACCGCTGATCCAAATGTCAGCGATGTTCTTCTCGATGTTGTAGGCCTTGCAGAGGTTGCGAATCGAGCTGATGCGATCCTCCTCCATCTGGGCCGCGCTCTTGCCCTGCGCGCCAGCCTGTACCGTGGTGCCGCGAGTCTGCTCGCTGCCGCCGCCTGCCCCAGCACCCGCAGCGGCCCCGCCAGCGCCATTGCCGGATTCGGTGCCTGCCGCGGCGCCGCCAGTCGCCGTCTGCTCTGCGTCCATCTGTCGCTTCTCCTGCGGCCGTGCCGCCTGTGTTGAATTACCGGGATCTGCTCGACCGACTCCCACAGATCGATCTGCGGGAAGCCCGACCTGGCTCACCTCATGAGGCTCCCAGTCGGTGACCTTGTATGTGGGATCCTCGCCGTCCTTCTCGTTCTCCAGGCGCATCTCGTGCACCTGGTAGCCGACTGACGTGTTGGTCATGATTCCGTCATCGGCGTTGGTGAGCGCATCCTGCGCCGTTGCCGTCTTGCCCCATCGGCCCAATGCGCGGCCCACTTTGTCCTTGCCGATCTGTACGGACCCTTTCTCGATCACGCCCACCGGCTGAGAGAAACGGTCATGGTTCAACAGAATCGGCGCGTGACCCGAATTCAGGAAATCGGTGCGCACCGCGCTCGGGGTGTGATCGAGAATCTCCTTGCCGAACCAGCGCGGCACAACGGCCTGCTCGGATGAGAAGGACAGCTTGCGCCGCCTGTCATCCTGCTTCGGAGCAGCGCCTGAGACCGCGATCGCCTCCTCGTTCGACCTGGTGCGCGGCTCGATCGTCCCCAGACAGAACATGCGCCCATAGTTGAGAGGGTCGCCGCGCTCGCCGCGAGCCTGCATCTCGGCGACCTGGCGCAGGTAGCGCTGATGAAAGCCGCGCGCGTGCTGCTCACTGACGTTGCACAGCCGAAACTGCTTGCCATCGGCGCGCAGGATGTAGGCGGCGCGGTTCTGCTCATCGTAGAAAAAGTCATCATCCGCGCGCGTCTCACCCTCGGG